GAGCCGCAAGATAATCATGAACTCAACATACATGCCGTCATTCATTGGATTCACCGGACTCCTTGGGACCCTTACCCTCGAGAGTGTTAACGATGTTGTTGCTATCTGTGTAGGCCTAGCAACCCTGACTTACCTTGCTATCAAAATCATTAAGGAAATTAAATAATATGGATAAATCAGATAAACTATACGAACTACAGGACCTCCTCATCGACGAGTTCTTGATGCGCGTTAAGTCAGGAGAGGCAACAACCGCAGACCTATCGACGGTCCGACAGTTTCTCAAAGATAACAACGTGAGTGCTGTGGCCACCGATACCTCGCCACTACACGAACTGGTAAACGCACTGCCATTCCATGATGATAATGTAGACCGAATCGTAGACATGACGTCCAATGGCTAGAAATTACAAGAACGAATACAACTCCTACCACGCCAATCCGACCCAGAAGAAACGCAGGGCCGGACGCAACGCTGCACGAAGGTTGATGATTAAAAAGGTAGGCAGGAATACTTTGAAGGGGAAAGACGTTGATCATAAAGACAGGAACCCCAACAACAACACACGAGCAAACCTAAGGATTCAATCAAAAAGGAGAAATCGCTCACGAAATGGCTGATATAAAACAAAAAGCAACACAGCTTAAAGACTTCCGTAACTTCCTCTACCTCGTATGGAAGCAACTAAACCTACCTGACCCTACTAAAATTCAATATGAGATCGCGGATTACATGCAGCACGGAGACAAGCGAGCAGTTATTCAAGGCTTTCGAGGCGTTGGAAAGAGTTGGATCTGCTCTGCTTACGTTGTCCACCAGTTGCTCCTCGATCCCTCAAAGAATATACTTGTTGTCTCTGCTTCAAAAACTCGAGCAGATGACTTCTCAACTTTTACTCTTAGGCTTATCCATGAGATGCCCCTACTTAAGCACCTCATCCCCCAAGACAAACAACGATTCAGTAAGATCTCATTCGACGTCGGTCCAGCCCCAGCGGCCCACGCGCCGTCCGTCAAGTCCCTGGGTATCACATCTCAACTGACAGGGTCTCGTGCAGACATTATTGTTGCTGATGACGTAGAGGTCCCAAACAACTCGGCGACCCAGATGATGCGAGACAAGCTCGGCGAACAAGTCAAAGAGTTCGATGCGATCCTTAAGCCCCTCGATGACGCCAAGGTAATCTTTCTAGGAACACCACAATGCGAAGACACAATATACCGTCAGCTAACCGAGCGGGGCTACCAGACACGCATCTGGCCTGCGCAGTATGTCACCCCAGACCAAAGCACTAAGCGTTACGATGGGCACATCGCTGATTGTTGTGTTGATATAGAACAAAAAGGAAGGTCCACAGAGCCACTACGGTTCTCTGATGTTGACCTTGCTGAACGTAAAGTATCCTACGGCTCTGCCGGGTATGCTCTTCAATTTATGCTCGATTCTAATCTTAGTGACGTCGAGAAGTATCCGCTCAAGCTTGCGGACCTTATCGTTATGTCCCTCGACAACGAACTGGCCCCAGAGCGCCTAGTGTGGGCGCGAGACCCAGAGCTCGAGTGGGACGGATCAATACCTAACGTAGGGATGACCGGAGACAGATTCTATCGCCCCATGAAGGTGCTTGGCGAACACGTTAAGTATACCGGGAGCGTCATGTCAATCGACCCGTCAGGACGAGGCAAAGACGAGACAGGATATGCAGTCGTTAAGATGCTCAACGGATTCCTGTATGTCACGGCGGCTGGAGGGGTCCAAGGGGGATACTCTGAGGAAACCCTTAAGTTCCTTTCGATGACCGCTAAAGAACACAAGGTCAACGAGATCGTCGTGGAGAGTAACTTCGGGGATGGTATGTTTGTTGAACTACTAAAACCAATACTTCGCAAGGTCCATCCGTGCACCATTGAGGAAGTCAGACACAGCACACAGAAGGAACGAAGGATCATTGATACCCTCGAGCCAGTGATGACAGGCCATAAGCTTGTGGTTGACCCGAAGGTCATCCAGAACGACTACGAGACGACTCAGAGCTATCCTAAAGACCACGCGTTAAAATACCAGTTGATCTACCAGATGACTCGTATAACTCGTGACAGGGGCGCTGTGACGCATGACGACCGCTTAGACGCGCTTGCGATGGCAGTTGGATACTGGGCCGCCCAAATGGCCCAAGACGCGTCAGAACGCATCCTAGAGCGAAAGGAGGACGATCTTAAGATGGAGCTACAAAAGTATGCAGAGGCATATTATAAAACACGAAAAGGAAGTGAAAACATCCTCACTTGGTAATTGTTGTAAATGATTCATTATAAATGACTTAAATCAATGATCGTATAGGGAGAATAAAAAAGACTATTGACAAGGGTTAATTTCTCTCTTTAAGTACTCTTAGAGATGACTAAGAGACTAGTATATTATAGATTTAACCATTAAGAACAATATCTCTTAGATATCTTTAAGATACTCTAAGTAACTTTAAGTATGCCTGATGACCCTCTCGACTCACTCAAAGCCACTCTAGGCGAACATTACGAGAACTATGTGGTTGTTGTGGCTGACACCAGGCACCAGTGCAGAGTCATTTACGACAATTCATTCGCAGCCAAAGGACTGCTCAATGTCGGACTAAATATTGTTGACGAATCCTTCAATTCATATATAGATGGCCCCGAGATTGACTTCGGGTCTTCATCAAAGACTGACGAAGAGTAACTTTAAGTTGATCTTATGCTCTATATTTGCATTGTGTTGTTCATTAGGCAGGGCTCTTAGTAATCGCTAGGGGCCCTGTTCTATTTTTCACAAAAAAGTCTGAGAGGGTTATATATACGGAGAGTTTGCCGCGTCACCCCGTAGGGCCTCGGCGCAGGCTCAGCGAATCAAAGCGCAAACTTAACGCCCAATGATAGTTTCTCGGAGGAGCGCTGAGCTTCCCAAAAGCATCAAGGGGGAGCCAGGGTGATCGCTACCGGGAAGAGGTCCTGGAGTTTCGCCAGGCTAGTCGATTGGTGAACCTGGAGGAGCGCTGAGCCGGTCGCGTGTGTGCGTGTGAGTGTGTGTGGGTGTTTTTACGTTTTGAAAGCTCGGCGATTCCTTAGCGATTCCTCTTTGAACGCACCAAGCTTCACCAAGCTTCACCAAGCTTCACCAAGCTTCACCAAGCCTTCTCAAAACAACCTTGAGAAATCTCAAAGCTTTTCTTGCAAGAATTAAAAAGGAATGATAGTAATCTCTCCACTGGCCCAATTATTGAGCTAGCTAACAAGATAAAAAGAACATGAACTACAAGACATTAAAAGAACTCGTCGCTATCTTTAACAGCCTTCCGGGCTTTGAGAATTACGGATACGCAAACGAAACCGTCAGAGATTACAATCGAGACGAAGATGGGAAGATCAAAGAGATTATTTTCCCGTGTGGATACTTAAAGAGAACGGTATCTAATAAGTATGAAGAGAAACAGACAGCTTGGGTCCTTGGGTATGATTCAAATATTCTTGGTGTTTTCATCGTTGAGTAATCAACAACAACAAGAACGAACCAATGAACGAAAGAGAATACTTAGCGGAACAAGTCGGACTCCTTTGGATGCTGACCGGGGGAGAGATTAAAGGGGTGGAGATTTACTCCAAGCTGACAGACATTCCCTCGAGGTTTTTTGAGAGTATCAAAATAATCCCAGAAAGTAAGTAATCACCAACAACAAGAACAAATGACCAAGACAAAACGAACGAAACAGACAATCCGAGAGATCATCACGGTGCTTGAGGAACAACGGAGCACGCTTGCAGACATCCAAGCGGCTCTACTGAGAGCCAGCCATGAAGATGTCATGACCGACATTATCAAGCGCACCGAAACTCTTGATTTTAAGCTAATCGAGAAGCAGGCCGGAAGGAGGGCCTTTAAATGAAGAGGGCAAAGAGAACCTTCTCGCTGTTTTGGGCAGGCACTGTAAGCCTTACTGCTGCCATGTGGTGGGTGATAATCAAACTGATGCTTAAGAAATGAAAAAGCAAAGTTTAACGAAGGTCAGTGATAGTGTTATTCGCAAGAACCTAAGAACATGGCGCGACAGAGCGACAGCACGCGACGCAAGACTTGGGGGTGATTGGTATGATGAAGCGAACGCTCATGCTCAACTCATTGCTGACAAGGTTGGTTGTGATGTTTGGACGTCGGCTGCAGTGATTAGCGCGCTTAGCCCAATGAACGATTGGGAGCGCAACAAGCTTGATGCACTCAATCTTGCGCTTGTCCATCACGATGGAGGCAAACCTGAAGACGTGAGGGTGTGCACGTTCAACAACAACAAAACCAAAGCTTGGGATCTTCTCGAGGGCGACTCAAAGGCCCTCGATGATGGCTCGCCAAAAACGTGGGCATTTGCAAAGAGCATAGAGCTCACAAGAATGGCTCGTTGTGTTGTGATCGACCGTTGGCACATGCGGGCGTGTTTGACTAGCTCAACGAAGCGCAAAGCGATTGTGGAAGGGCTCACCAAGCCTCAATACAACCGCGTCGAACGGTTAACCATCAGCGAAGCGGACAAGCTTCACGAAGCGCCATCAGTCTACCAAGCGACTCTATGGGTGACCATAAAGCGCCACTGGGAAAGTTGATTCCAAGAGCTCCTTGCATTTGCAGGGGGCTCCATGGAGTAAACCTCCAACTGAACTAAACCAAAAAGAACAAATGAAAGAAAAAGAATTGTTAATGATTGCAGCAGACGCAATCCAATCGTGGCCAAAGCGCCGGAAGAAAGCACTTGAAGCTTATCACTCTGTCGATGAATTCGAATGTCGGGATACTTGGGCTCTTCCAGACAACGGAGGATGACCAGCCCTTGAAATGTTTCGTGCTGGATGCACGGACGAAGAGAGAGAACAAGTAGACAAGTGCTTGCGTTTGTATTGGGAAACAGAAGTGACATCAAAAGACGTTCGCACAGTTTTGGAATGTATGCCGTTGCTTTTCAATCTGCAAATTCAGCGGAACTTCCGCAAGCTGGAGGAGATCATTCCAGACTATGCGGGGCACATAGATAACCAATGGTATGCAAGCAGATACGCGAACCGACTTCGCAGGATTGCGGAAGGTGGCGGTCTAAAGGAGATGCAGAAAGAGTCACCAGAACAATGGTTCGCTCGTAAAATCTTTGATAAAGAAGGAAGCAAATAACAACAACAAACAACAAACAAGAACATGGACAAAAGAACAAAGCATAAAGACGAAATAGAACACGACAAGAAAAACCTTGCACGAATCGAGAAGCTCGAAGGACAAAACGCACTCAAGTTGATTGCGGATTTCGCAGAGCAGATGAGCTGGGAGCCAGACATTACGCAAGTTCCTTGTGGGATTGTTCTTAAGCTCATGGAGGGCATTCCGTGCCAGCTTAAAGACGCACGAAAGCGCATAAAACAACCTTATGCGGCTATACACTGGGAGGAAGACGCTACGCCTTTTTCTCAATATACAAGAGAAGAAAAGGAAGAAGAAGAAGAATAGCTGACCACAACAACCAAAACAAGCGCTTAGGGTTTTCTCTAAGCGCTTTTTTGTGCCCTTTTTGCTTGCTCTGATTGACTAGATTTTGCAGCCAGGCCGGATGATAGTAGAGCGTGCCCCGGAGCTTCCGAGCGCTGACTGAGAGCGTGCCCCGGCGATTACGACTTAGAGCCGAACACAACGAGTGCCAGAAGAACCACGTAGTAAAGTGCTAAGCAAATGGTTGTAGTTGTAGTAAAGAAGTCTTTATTTTTCATAGTGTCTTTAAGTGTCTTATAGATCCCTTAAGATATTGTTCTCTTTTGTTTTAAACATTAAGAACAATTGCTTAGTGATTGCTTAGCGATCTCTTAGAGATACTTTAAGAGCGTGCACCGGGGGTGCGTCAAGAATAAAATTGACAATATGTGTGTTTTTACCTAAAAAGCAGACGTAATGAGCATAAAGTTAATAAAGAACAAAGAAGCAGAAGAAATAAGACGACGTTTAGTCGAGGATGAGTGTGCCATGCTTGCTAAGCGGATTAAGCGACTAAGAGACCGCCAAGAATTCATGAAGAAAGCCCTAGAATTGTATGCAGAACGAGCAGGAAAAGGATGTCGTTAAAGAACTTACTCAGTCGGACCTCAACCAAGATATGGTTGACCTCGGCGTTGGTCGGTATCGCGCTCGCATCGAGTCTGCTAAGAAGCGTGAAGCGGAAAGTGAGACGAAATACGGGCAAAGGTTGATCCGGGGAGGGCTCCCGACTTATTCGAAGGCCATCAAAGACATGGTTGATGGGTGGGACAACAGGAACAGTGCCTTGTGGCAGTTAGGGCTCCGAGAGATGAAGCCATCAGTGATTGGTTTTATTGTGATTAAGGCCGTCCTGGATTGTATTACCCTCAAGAAGAACATGGCAGCAGTGAGTCACTTTGTGGGCTCACGAGTTGAGGACCAGCACCGCTGTGACTTCCTGGTGAAGAACAACGAGGCCAAAGGTGAGGGAATTGTTTTGGGCGCCCAGCGACGCCGTGGGGGCCTCCTCAACCAGCGCAGGCACATCAAGAGCTCGATGCGTAACGAGACTGAGAAGGGCCTTATGCCTGGCTACACGGACTGGCGAAGGCGTGACAAGCTTAGTTGTGGTTTGACCTTGGTAGAACTACTCAGGCACGTCACCGGGATCATTGAGTATGTTTACATCCTGGAGAAGGCAGGTAAGAAGCCAACACGCTACGTCACGGCATCGAAGGGGACCTTGGACTGGATTGAGAACTACAACGAAGACAAAGAGCTTTTCGAGCCGTTCTGGCTTCCTACCGCTGACGCACCGTTGCCATGGGATTCAATCTGGGAGGGAGGCTATGACACAGAAGGCACAGCGCTACCAAAGCTCCCGTTCATCAAGACGTCCAACATGGACTTCCTACGCACAATTGAGAACGACAAGCTCGAGGTGCCTATGGAGGCCTGTAACCTTATCCAAGGGACGCCATGGGTCATCAATCCGAGCGTGCTGCGTGTTGCCAAATGGGCATGGCAGAACAACGTGGAGGTGGGTGCCCTACCAAGCAAGGAGGATGAGCAACTACCAGAGATCCCGAATGACTTCCATGACAACGAGGACAGTAATCGCAAGTGGAGACAGACCGCCGCTGGGATCTACTCGCGCAATGCCAGCACCAAGTCCAAGCGCCTGCTCACCAGTAAGATTATCTTCACAGCCGAGAAGCTCAGTGCCTCTCGGTTTTTCTATCCGAGTCACTGTGACTTCCGAGGGCGCGTGTATAACATTGCGTCGTCGCTGAGTGTCATGGGGAACGACCTGTGCCGGGGGCTCCTACAGTTTGCCCGGACAGAGCGACTGGCCAACGACAACGACGCAAAGTGGCTCGCAGTTGCCGGGGCGAACGCGTGGGGTAACGACAAGGTCACACTGGACGAACGATGGAAGTGGTCGGAAGCGTTCACCAAGGACGCCATCAAGATCGCCAAGAACCCTGAGCGTGAGTTGTTATGGACTGAGGCAGACAAGCCTTGGGCTTTCCTTGCGTGGGCTAACGAATGGGCATCCTACAAGCTCAACGGTAAGATCAACAGTGCGCTCCCGGTGAACATGGACGCGTCGAACAATGGCCTCCAGATTCTCTCTATGCTGACTCGTGATCCGTATGGGATGGAAGCGACGAATGTTTTACCGACAACAACACCT